AAAATGGGAACTGGAAAAAGTTATCTTCTTTTAGATTTATTCTTTCGCTTTCTCTTCCTTTTGTCGGCGTATGGCGTTGAGCCGCCACGGTTCTTTTTAGGTGCACATACAACTCTGTGCAGATACTCGTCTGCGACAGCTGCTCGAAGGGCAAATGGAATATAATCAAAGAATTGTCCCATAATTAATATATTTGATTAATAATTAATCCCCCGTACTTAGTAGAAAACGTGGTTTTATAATCTTTAATGCATGGTTCATAATTAGCTACCCAACTTGCAAATTGTGTGTGCACATATCGCAACCACTTTGTTTTAAGAGGTACATCATTTCTGTATGCTTTGCAAGCCTTTTTAATCTTGCGTGGAATAAGTTTGCTCATAACTTTATCTCGTTTCGTTCTAATAATTTTCTGTAATACTCATTCTCTTTTTCGAGTTTGGTAATGATACCTTTCAAGCGTTTAATCTCAATATTGTATCTCTTACGCTCAAAACTTTCGTAGGTGGTATTATGACATGTGCAGCGTTCAATATCGTTACTTACAGCTACTGCCATACAGCCAGGGATAAGCACTTTGCCGACACCTTTAATCTTTTCGTAATGGCATTTCATAGATTACAAAATAATGATGTTTTCGTCATCTCTTGTAACACAAGATATACTACAATAATCACCAACATCCCCACACTGATGCCGTACTTCAACATCTCCATACTTTTCGTACATTTTTTGAAGCCTTTTCTGTAATTCTAATATTGTCATAATACAAAATCTTCTTTTGTCATTTTATGTTATTCAATTAATATCTTTCCCTCTCCGTCACAATATGGACAGGTTTTACGTCCTGTTATTCTCTCTAAGTATGTAAAAGAAGAGTAGTTTCCGTGTTCTCTTTCAAAGCGAACGCTCCCTCTTCCTTTGCAATGCATACATTCAACCCACGCACTCATAACCCCAATGCTTGTTTAACTCTATTTAGAAACCTACTGCTTCAAACCAATTCATAAGTTTGCCATTGCTTTTTACTCGATACTTCCACCTACCTGTAATAAAAAAGTGTATGGGGCTTGTTATCATCATGATTATAAATGTAATAAAAGCAAAAGGCATAGATAGCCTAATAAGCAAAGACACTGGTTTTCTTTCGGTAGTGTAAAATTCAATACCGAGTTTTCTAAACCTATCTACCATTTCTTCATTACTTACATTTTTAAGTTCAGGAAATGTTTCCTCAAATTTCGGGATATAGTGCATATACCCATTAGAACACACTCGCCTTATTTCTGTAAACATAATTTTTGAACTCATAATCCCAATGCTTGTTTAATTTGTTTCTTATAGTGTTCGTTAGCTGCCTGCTTGGCATCTGAAGCTGAGATATAACAACTGATAAAATAGCCATTGCAGAATAAATTTAATTTGTTATAAACAAATTCTATCCTGTAAAACCAATCAAAAACTGTTACGGCAAGGTATGGTCCATCTTTGTGAACTCTTCGCCATTTCAATTCAGGCATACTCTCCACCACGCTCTCACGCCCTGCGTTGAAAGCGGCCTTAATGTCCTTTTCTTGATACAAAGGCATGTTATGGAAGTTGCCATCTTTGAAGTATAGTGCAGAACCCGACACTTTATTGAGGTATTCCTTTGCTAAATCATTTTGTTTCATCCACCATTTCTTTTAATTGACTTTCAAGCCTGTTATATATTTCTAAGCTTCTGTCAAGTTCTTTTTTTATCTTTCCCATAGCCTCATATTCTTCTTTCTGCCCAAGCAAGTGAAGCTGTAACCTTAAATGTTCGATATGAATACCAATAGCATTGAGATTACACCTTGTTATTGCTTCATTCAGCTCTCCGAAAGACTCATACATAGCCAATGACCTAAATTCCATTCTTTTTAGCCACCTGGATAGGGCTAAACAGATTAAAGCCACTGCTGAGCAGTTTATTGCAAGTATTAAACCATTGATAAATATCTTTAGTTCGTCCATAAACTTATATTTTATACGTGTAGAATAAAATTATCTGAACGCAAGAGTATAACCAACTTAAAAACACTATCAAAAAGATTCTTTTCCTTACATTCATAATTATAAGTTTGGCTTCCTCTTGTTACACAAAATTCTACGGAACCACCTTTGTACCTTGAGATAAACAATGTTCCTGACGAAGGCATTAATTGTAATAGTGCCCCAAGTGTCCATGCTGGATAGTCCGCCTGTTCCTTATCTCCCTCATCACAGACTTCAGGGAAAGGGAATCCAAGTGGCCAATACATGTCTGCGGTCTTTCTTTCTATTCCGAGTTTTAGTAATTCTTCCCCTTGTTTCTTTGTCGTACATATTTTCTCCATAATAAATCAAATAATATACTTTAATATAAGTGGCGCTCCGAGACAGCGCCACTTTTAAGTTAAAAAGATTAAAGATTAAATGCTGTGCAAGGACGTACATAGTAACTGCCGTACTTGTTGTAGTAGTTCAAGTTGCCACTACCAAAGTTCAATATCCAACTGTAATGCTGACTACCCTCGCTACATGACCAGTAATAGTCATCTGTCTTAAAAGGATCTCCTCCTGCAAAAACTAAGGCCTCATTGAGCTTCTCTCTCATACGATACATTGCAACCAACATAGCAGCTGTGGGAATAAACTCCCCCTCATTGAGAGGAATGTCAGTACCAGCTTCTACGATGTGTTTCGTGTGAGATTCTACATCCCAGTCGAAAATAGAATCAATTTCGCCCTTATATAGAGGGCTCTCAGCTTCGCATTTATCACTATCACTGACAAGAGGATATTGTTTTGGTAAATCTCTCAAAGCAATGGCGAATCTATGTCCCTGAAAAATAACCCCAATCTTTGCTATATTTTTCTTCGGATTGCTTCCAGTAAATTCCTCTGCATGTTCGTCCGCATAAACAAGCATAACCTTGTCTGCTTTTTCGTTTCCATCAACTACTTCAGGATTATCATCTGCCTTCTTTTCACACTCTCTGCAAAAGCTCTCTTTGTATTCCATTACAAAATCAAATGCTTCCTTTGCTTTTTCCACGCTTCCCGTACTTGTCAGTAGAGAAAACTTCATTTTCTGATTAAATGTTAATTCCATATTTGCTAAAGTTTAAAATTTAATATTTCCCACAAACTCTGTCATATATCTTTGCACAAAGCTCTATATCATAACTTGCGTCATGAAGTTTTACGTCGTCTACCTTTACTCCAAGTTCTTTTGCTACTGTAGCCTGTTTGAAGTCTACCATAAGATATCTCTTGCTTGCAAGGAATGGGGTCGCAAGAACTAAGCAATCAAATGAATTGGACCAAAAATAAGAACCGAAGTATTTAGAACCATTCCTTTCAAAGAAACTCCTTAAGAATTGATCATCAAAATGCCTGTTATTGTATCCTACAAGGAAAAATTTATCTTTCTTGTCGTATTTATTTACATACTTATTCAGCATATCTATAAACTGAGAGAATACCTCTTCCATTGGAGGATAGTTGCTGATTTCCTCACGAGATACGTGTCCCACATTCAGAGCCTCGTCGTCATACTCCGCCCCATTGTGTGGTGCGACCTTAAAGTCAAAGGTCTCAACGACAGAGCCATCTATAACAATTCGTCCAGACATTTGATAAACTCCATGCTTATCCTTATCAAGTCCAGTAGTTTCTAAATCATAAAATAATAGTTTCATAAATTTAAAGTTTTTAAGTTCATTGATTATTTTCGTCTATTTCCTTTTCGAAATTCCATAACCCCAGTTTACCTTTTGCAGGAATAGGCTTCTTAAATAGAATTGGTTTACGGACTTTCCAGTTCCAAACATTCTTTTCAGCCCATATAGAGCTATCATTTTTAACACAATCATATATCTCTATCGAACCTATTATCATGCCGCGTACTAAAGATTTTCTGAAATCAGAATCCTCGATTTTAGCTTCACAAACGGCTTTTGCCTGCTCTTCTGTCAGGAAATCTGCAATAAATCCCGACCTTTGAGCTTTGCTTGCGTGAATCAGAATACGTCCACGGAAAGTTGTTCTACGTGTCCTATTCTCAATATCCTTAATGCCATTTACGAGTAACGCTGCCCATGGCTGTTTTACAGACAACACCTTCATATTGTAACCTCCTTATTACTATTCTTTATTCTTTGTAAAGAAACCTACAACAAATAACACCTCGAGTACAACTGTCGTAATTACACCAGCTATAAAACAGATAACATATAACATAATTATTTTCCCTTGAATATATTAAACTTTGAGCCTACACAGAAACCCAGTTTGAGACAAGCGTAGTCTTCTGGAAGAAACTTTCTGATAGACTCTTTCCAATAGATTTTTACTTTTGCTTCAGCATGAGCCATTACTATTGAACATACTCTATCAACAAAAGAACATACACTTACTCGCGTATATGTCCCTTTGCTTACCCCCGATTGGAGTCCGATTTTATATATATCACAATTTCCAATAGTTTTTGCTATCATTTGGTATGATAGATTAAAATCAATTACCGGCTCAATGCTTGCAAACGTTCTGATTCCTAATCTGTGACAGTACTCAAGAGCCCCTATTCTCTCTGAATTAGTTGCTGCACCATGCTCCATTGAGTCTATTCCTGTTAGAGTGAATCCTACACAAAGAAAATCCTTTGCTTTATCATTCTCAAAGATAAGTTCATTCGTTTCTTTCTCATATATCCATCTAACACATTTTGTTAGTACTGTAACAGGAATGTTCCTCGTTATCAGGTAGTCTATACAACGCTTTGTTAATGGCCATGTTTCTACAAGGCATGGATCCGTCATGAAAGAGAAGAATATGCCACCACTTCTTATGATATTTGCGCGATTCAATAGAACCTCCTTTTTAAAAATACTATAAGCATCTTCCTCGCTTTTGAATACCTTTTTTAACTTAGGCTCACCTCCCCATACGGAAGATAGAACTCCATGCTTGCAGTAACAATAATCACAATCATTTGAACAACCTGTAAAGAAATTAGCTGCCCATTGAGAGTATTCACCAGCCTTTCCTGTTGGCTGATATATCGCTTTCCCACTGTATTTCGTTTTATCTTTTTTCATATTGGTGTTTCTTAATAACCGAAGACAAGCATAGCAGCATCACGCCCATGCTCACTTGTCCTACCTTCGTAATGACACAAAAATTTGAATGATTTGTCAGACATCTTGGTTGCATTGTTTTTAGGCGCTACCATCTCAAAATTTACATTTTCATCTTTCAAGAAATCTTCCCATACAGAAGCATCCCTCTTTACAGAACCCGCGCCTTGCTGAACATTTCTCATGTGCCCATCTTTCGCATACTTATCATTGAACCATTTTCTTTGTCTGGCATCTTCCACTCTTATAATGAAATTATATCCCTTTCTCTTCCAAATTTTAATTAACTCCCTAACTCTGAATATTGCTTCATGAATCTTCATTGTCTTTACAAGAATAAAAGATTTATTCTTACAATCCCATTCCGCATAGCCAGTATGAACTCCTGTATCAATTCCTATGGCAAAGTCAAAAGAAGACTTGCGCTGTATTTCAGAAAAAATGTCTCTCTTTTTTTCTACCATGACGCCTCCTCCATCTGCTCTTTGGTAAATAGCGGCTCAAAACAACGTGATTCACTTTCATCAAGGCCTTCAAAATGTCCTTTCGAAGGAAAGGATTTAAGATATTCATAGAACCGGAAGAAAAGACTATTATCTTCACCCGTCCTATCTTCAAGAACAAGTAGAAGCTGATATACTCTATCCGCTTCATTAGCGAAGTCATTCAAGTCTTCTTTGCTCAGTCCAGAAAAGGCTTTCAGTGCAGCTATAGCTTTCGTAGCTGTCTTGAAATTCTTTTTGTCTTCGTGTCTTAGTTCACATCCTGCCTTTTTAAGCCATTCGTCTGTATCTTGCAATGCGCTTGATAGTATTTCTGAAACTAAAAACAGAAGATTAAGCCTACAGTTTGCATTGAACTCTGCAGATTTGGATAAATCAAGCTTGCTATTTGATGATTTGTTATATTCTTTCATTTTATTTATGATTAAAGAGCACCAATAAAGTTTCTAATTCATTATTTACACAATACTTATCATAGATAATCTCGTTTCCTTTGTAAATTCTAACAGCAGTAAGTACTACTCCAGATTCGCGCATAATTCCGATTTCATCTGAATGAGCAATATTTTCTCTGAATGGATTCAGATCGTCAGCATTTGTCAGTTCACGTTGATGAACTGTCTTCTTACTATTTTTTGTATCGAAGAATTCCAACTCGACTTTGTAGTTTCTGCTGATTAGAGTTGTGGGATTTGCTACTATTATACTTTTGTTCATAGTGCTGCAAATTGTTGAAAGTCATTTTTTATTGCACACACAGGTATACCTGCCGGATATTGTTTGTGTAACCATACACAATATTTTTGAGCACGGTCTTCTGAAATACCATCTATCAGTGCGATAATGATATTAGTTTCTGAAAATTGATTATTGTTACTCATATTTTACTTTTTGAAGTTATATCTTATTTGCATTTGCAAATATACTCATTTATCACCAAAATGATTATATT